GCTGCCCGTCACGCTATTTTCCCTGACGGGGACGTCGGGGGAGCCGCTGGAAATTGTGTTGTCCGAAACGGTAGCCGAGGTCATAAACAACGGCGAGACGGTGGGATCGGTGACGGAGAAGTTCTCTGTGGAGGACGAGATCACTGCGGTCTTGACGGGAGGAAAGTTCTACATCCGACGAAGGTACATGCAGGGTCTGTTTCCCAGCGCGGTGCTCGCTCCATCCAAGGAGCTGTTCCCAAAGAGGAAAAGGACACTGCTGGCAGCATACAGCACGGACGCCAAGGCTGCCGGTATGACCGTGGGAAAGATCACGCTGCGCGGTGCGCAGGTCTGCGACTATCTGTGGATAGAGAGCGGTGATCTGGCGGACGACGTGGTGACGGCGCTGCTGTCGATGCAGGGGTACGAGCCGGAATTTGGAGAAAACACAAAGTTCTTGGCGGACTTTGCAAGTGACCTCCGCGGAGGCAACATCGCGGCTCAAAAGCAGCTGACAGGGTGGGCGGTCTACCGCCGTACAGAAGGCGCCGTGAAGCTGGATCACGTGGCGGACCTGGCATACAGCGAGCAGAGCGTGCTGGACTGTGCGGCGGCATCGCAGGGGACCTATATCTACTATGTTTTCGGCGTAGATGCTACGTCCTTTGCGACGGATGCGCTGATCGGAGAACCAGTGAAGGTGTGCCTGTGGGACTGGACGCTCCTCTCCTGCCGAGAGGAGAGCGGCGTTTTCCGCGTGGAGGAGTTGTTCCGATTTTCGCTGAACGTAGAGAGCGGAACGGTGAACAGCGGAAACCGCCCGTCGCTACTGGAAAATTTTACGCGGTATCCCACTGTGCAGATGTCGCCGCAGCTCTACCAGAATGGCACGCTCAGCGGGTATCTCGGGGAGGTCAGCGGCGAGGGCGAATACCAGGACACGCTGGAGAAGCGAAACGCTCTGTTTGCGCTGGGGCTCACACAAAATACACTGTTTTTGAAGAACCGGAAGGGAGAGGTGATAAAGGTGTTTATCAACGGCGAGATCACCAGCAAAACACAGGATGCCACGCGGCAGCAGGCGCTCATATGTTCCGTACCGTGGGCTGAGGTCGGCGATGCCGATGGGGCACAGATACTGATCCGGCAGGGCGATACGCTGTGGCCGCTGTGACGCGCAAACGAGAAAGGAGACGATGAAATGGCATACACGGCACCTACGTGGAACAATGACGCACCTCCGGCCATCACGGCGGAGGCGATGCAGGAGATCAGCGATAACCTGGAGTACGTATCCAACAATATCTGCAACCGTAATTTGCTGCACAACTGGTACTTCGGAAATCCGGTAAATCAGCGCGGAAAGACGGTATACAGCGGTGTGGGCTTTACCGTGGACCGGTGGCAGGCGCGGTCAGCGCAGTGCTACGCCACGGTGGGTGACGGAGTGTTGAAGCTGGAGGAATCCAGTACCGGTGTCCGCGTGTACTACCAGCAGAAGCTGGAGTGGCCGGTGACGGAGGTGGCCACGCTGTCTGTGTTGACAGGGACAGTGGTTGGTTCGTGCAGTGCCTATATCATGACGGCGGATGGGACGGACCCTGGTATCGGAATGACGCTGAAGGCCAATACGCTGAACGTCATGAAAGTGAGCAACAAGGACATCGGAGTTGTGGGATTTGGTGTTCCGGATGTCGGGCGCATCGACCTGAAGGCGGTAAAACTGGAAATCGGCGGGGTGTCTACGTTGGCTCATCAGGACGAGGGCGGGAATTGGATACTGAACGAGATCCCCGATTTCGCGGAGCAGTCCAACATTTGCAAGCGGTATCTGCAAGTGATGCAGTCGGCATCTGAAACCACCAACAACCCTATTGCGATGGGGTTCGCCAACGCGGCGACGGATCTGTGGGTAACATTCCAGCTGCCGGTGGCAATGCGTGCGGTGCCTACGGTATCCGTGAACGATTATGCACTGCTGAAGGTGGGAAAAACCGCTGCAGCATCTGTTGATGTGACGAGGGCTATCGGAGGATGGAGCATGACGGACAACAAGAGCACCGTTATCCGAAGTCTGGTGTTTATCACGACGGGGCTGACGGCTGGGGAGACCTACAATCTCTACGCGCTCAACGGTGCGCAGATCATGCTCAGCGCGGAGCTGTGAGAAAGGAGAGGTGAAGATGCCGATCAATATGACATCCAATGTGTACGTCCGCACGGATGAGGAGGGGCGCATCCTTCAGTGCGAGGGCGGATACACCATGGGGAACATCAAGGACGTGGAACAGTGGGTGTGCATCGACGAGGGGGCTGGTGAAAAATTCGACCTCTGCCAGAGCCTGTATTTTGATGCACTCTATACGGATGACGGTATTCCCCGTTGGAAATGGGAGAATGGCGCGTGTGTGCTGCGGACGGAGGAGGAAGTGGAGGCGGATCGTGCCGGTCTCCCTGCCGCTGCGCCCAGTCAGCTGGACCGCATCGAAGCGCAGGTAACGTACACGGCTATGATGACCGACACGCTGATGGAGGTGTGATATGGCTGAAAAAATCAAGCGGTGGTATGAGCAGGGGCTTTGGTCGGCGGCGATGGTGGAAAACGCCGTCAGGAAAGGCATCCTGACGAAAGAGGAGTATCAGGAGATCACGGGCACGGAAATGGCCGTGTGAAAATGGACAGGCTCATAGAGCCGGAAAGGAAAGGTCGATATGAAACTGAACAGTAAGGTGTACGATGTCCTCAAGTGGGTAGTCATGATCGCGCTGCCGGCGCTGAGCGCGTTCTATGTGGCGCTGGCGCCTGTCTGGGGCTGGCCATACGCGGAGCAGGTGGCGATGACCATCTCTGCTGTGACGGCGCTGCTGGGCGCTCTGCTGGGCATCAGTACGGCGCAGTACAACAAGGGCGTACAGGTGGAGACGGAAGGGATGGTGGACAACAGTGAGATTCATTGAGCCTACTTATAAGTGGAACGGAACGCTTGTCAAGCGTCAGTCCACGACCCGCATCATCCTGCATCACGCCGCCGCCAAAACCTGCACGGCCCAGCAGATCCACAGCTGGCATGTAGCCAACGGATGGGCGGGCATCGGGTACCACTTCCTCGTGCGGAAGGACGGTTCCATCTACCGCGGCAGACCGGAGGACGTGATGGGTGCACACGCCGGCAGCAACAACTACGACAGCATCGGCGTGTGCTTCGAGGGCAGCTTCGACAAGGAACAGATGGGCGCTGTCCAGCGGCAGGCCGGCGCGGAGCTGGTGGCATACCTCAAGCAGAAGTACGGCATCAGCAAGGTGCAGAAACACAGCGACGTCAACGCCACGGGGTGTCCTGGTACATATTTCCCCTTCGACGCCATCGCCTACGGCACGGCGGACCCAGCGCCTGATGTGCAGACCACGAAACTGGACATGCAGGTGAGGATGCTTTCCAAGGGTATGAAGGGCGCGGATGTCAAAACGCTGCAGGCGGCGCTCATCGCCTACGGGTATTCGTGCGGCGCCGCCGGTACGGACGGTGATTTCGGATCCGACACCGAATCGGCGCTGAAGAAGTTCCAGACCAAATTTTCGCTGGGGGCCGACGGTATTGCCGGTAAGGGGACTTGGGGAAAACTTCTTGGGGTGTAAAAAAGAGAGCGCCGATTTACCTCGGCGCTCTCTTCCTTCTTTCTTGTGTTAGTCATTATCGGAGTCGTCGGTCTCGATGCCGCCGTCTGCCGTCCAGAATACTTCGTGATCTTCTCCGTCGTAATGGTTGTAGTAGTGATGCTCCCCATCCAGCCGTTTCCCGCATCTGGTACAAACATACCAATAGCCGAAATCGTCCTCAAATCCCGTGGTGACAGAACGGGAGCCGCCGCAGGTACAATACACATTTTCCTGATCGCTCATATCAGAATACCCCCCCTTTATTTGGTGTGTGCATTGTAGCGCAGAACTCGATGCGTGTCAACTTTTGCAATTGGGAGAAATACAAAGAAAGGACACCCCTTTTCGCAAGGAGTGTCCTTTCTTATTGTGAAGAGGCGGATGCCGTTCTCGGGCTTCCAGTACCAGAATGGCGGAGCGCTTACCCGCTTTGCCCATGAGCTTTCCGGAATAGACCTGGGTGATGGCGGGGGAGGCGTGACCCAGTTTTGCCTGCAGTTCCTCCTGCGCCATACCGCCATTGAGGTCGAGACGTGCGCCGACGTGGCGCAGGTCGTGGGTGCGGATATTGGGGACGCCGGTGACGGCCTTGACGTGGCGCTCCACCAACGCGGAAAGCCATGTGGGGGAACCGGCGGACCATCCACAGTCCCGATTTCTGGCGCCGAAAACGCCCTT